AAGTATATCTCCTGTCTTTAATTTAATTTCTTTATCTCTTAGCACGAATTCTGCTCCTTCATAATCTTCATTAAGATTGCCTACGATTGAAACAATAGGAATACCTTTCATTTTACCATCGAAAATGCTGTGAATATTATCATAGTGTATTCTCATGGTATTACCTACTTCATACTTATTGAATCTTATAGGACTAAACTTAGACAGCCAAGGTGGTTGTGTTTTTTCTCCTGGCCATGAATATTTAACTTGATATTCTTCTAATGCCTCTATTAGATAAGGAGTTATTTTATCCTGTTGTTCCTGGGTACAACGCATAACATCCAGTTCCTTGGTTTCTTCTGATGTTTTTCCTCCTGAAACATAGTTATGCCATTCATGCTTGCTCCATTCCTTTTTATTACATTCATCAATAATAGATTCGCAAAGCTCTGCAGGGATATGTTTTCCAACATAGATATAATCTTCAATTGTTTTCATTCATCATTCTCCTGATATCTAGATGGGTTAAAGAGCTTTCAGAACCTAATACGTCAATACAGAAAGTATTAAAAGACATGCTGTATCGTGTTTCTTCACTTAAATTTATAGGCACGGAATGTTTTAAATTAGATGGAAACAATAGTAGTTCTCCTGGCACGCAGGGAAGCAGAAAAGTTTCAGCATTGACATTGTTATACTTAACAGGATCAAGTTTCATAGCTGTCTGAATAGCTTTTGCAAACTGTATGGGTGGAAGCTTGCCACCGATTCTAAAAAAGAAAACTCCACTAACCATACTGTTTGGATGTACATGTTCATGATGCTTGGCTCCTGGTGGATTCCTGTTGGTCCAGCACTGTGTAATCACCAGTCGTTGTTTGGAATTTAGAACTTTTTCCGTATACTTCGTTAAACTTTCACCAAAGAAATTTTTAATCTTTTTAAATATTTCATGTTTCATTAGATAAGAATCTTTTGATTTAAAATTCTTATTCTCTTTTTGTGAAAGGTATTCTAGATTCTCAATGTATTTCGTCTCTTCGCTAATATCACCATCATACTTGGTGATTAAAACAGGTGTCGGGAAAATTTGTAGTAGTTCGTCTTTCTCTTTCATATAGAAAGTATATTATATTCTATAATTAAAGTCCACCATGAACATCTGAACATCCAGCTGTTAAAGTTCTTGTAGCCGTTAAATCTCCAAAATCTGTTGCATCACCTGTAGAAGCATTTGTTATATATTCTATTATATTGACAGCTGCTGAAGGTGTTGCTCCTCCCGCAATAATTCCTCTAGTGTCACTAGACATAGAACTACTACAAGGATTCGCTCTTGCAGCCGATAAATTTCCAAAATCCGTAGTATCACTTGTTGAAGCTATTGTAAAATATTCAATGACATCCAGCATAGTAGGAGAATTACCTCCCATAAACATTGCTCTAGTCCTAGAACCACATGCACCAGTGCTATCTCTTGCCGCAACCGAGTCACCAAAATCCGTAGCATTACCTGTAGAAGCAATGGTTATATAATCTACAACATCTGAGAGAGATCCCGCATTACCAGGACCAATTACTCCTCGTGTTGAGCTACCTGCTCCACCAATTTGATTTCTACCTTCAGTTAGGTCACCAAAGTCTGTTGCATCTCCTGCTGTAGTAATTGTTACATAATCTATTCTATTTTGACGTGTGCCGTCATAACCACCTGCCCAAACACCACGGGTAGAATTTGAAACTGCAGTAAGACCATCTCTATCATCTTGTAAATCTCCAAAGTCAGCGGTATTTCCCCGCGACTGCATTTCAAAAGAAGAAATAGTATTTTGAAAATCAGGATTGCCTCCTCCAATTAAACCTCTTGTATATGATGAAGTAGCACCAGCAGCAGATCCTGCAGTTGCTGTGTCTCCAAAATCTGAAGCGTTTCCTAATGTAGCTATATGAATAAGATCAATATTTGTTGTCTCGGATGGTGTCTGACCCATGCAAGAAAATCCTCTTCCACTTCCTACAGGCAAACCTCTTGGTTCACCTTCTAGTAAACCTCCATGTGCTTGTGAACAAGCACCCGTATTAGGATAGCCTCTAACTACAGATAAATCACCAAAGTCTACTGCATCACTTAATGAAGCATATTGAACAAAACCAACGGTAGCAAGATTATTTGATCCATCGTTACCTCCACACTGAAGGCCTCTTGTACTATTACTTGTTCCACCTATTCCTGCCAATCCATCAACCATATTACCAAAATCAGTAGCATCACCTAGAGTTGCTATTGTATAGGAATTCATTTGATTCGTACTGGCAGAAGGTTGAGATCCTCCAAAAGTAAGTCCTTTTGTACTATTAGAACATCCACCACATGTAGCCATTACGGTAGTTAAATCTCCAAAATCGATTGTATTTCCATTGCTGGAAAAAGATGTATGTTGTATTACATCAGAATTTGAGGGTGAAACTCCTCCAGCCCATATAGCTCTTGTTGGACTATTGGCTGTACTAGAATAACCCCAAACAGCAAGCCCATTTCCAAAATCAGCAGCATTACCCGTTGAAGCAATAGTTACTTGTTCTATGGTATCAGTGTAATAGGGAGATGGACCAATTTCTCCTCCCAAAGCTATCATTCTTGTTTGATTAGAACAACCTGCTATTCCTCCTCCCGTTGTATTCACGGTCATATCTCCGAAATCTGTTGCATTTCCTGTTGAAGTAATAGTAATGTATTGTATTACATTTACCTTACCAGGATTATCTCCGCCCATAAATATACCTCGAGTATTAGAACATCCCGAAGCAGAAGATCTAACAGCAGTTGCTAAATCTCCAAAATCAGCAAAATCACCAGTTGATGAAATAGCACGGTAGTCGACAACATTTATTGCACCTGCACCTCCTCCACATACACCTCTATCGCCAACGGAATCCCACAGATTCCCCATCTGTCTTTTATACTGTTCTTTAATGCTCCAAATATCGCCCATTATGTTGTATCTACCACTCCTTGATTTCCATCTTGAAGTCCACCCAGGGCGTTTGAACATCCAGCAATTTGACCCTTGTCTCCTGTTAAATCTCCAAAATCTGTTGCAACTCCTCCGACTGCTATATTAATATAATCTATTGTATCAACATCCGTAGCATCACCAGCTCCAGTCAGTCCTCCTACGAAAACCATTCTAGTTGAATTATCAACACTTCCACCCTTTGATCTTGCTGCTGATAGATCAGCATAATCAATTGCATTTCCTGTTGAAGCTATGGTTACATAATCAATTGTATCTTGTGCTGCAGTTATTCGGCCACCGCCTTGAATTGCCCTAACGCCAGTAGATCCTGCAAAACCATTACGTCTAGCAGATGTTGTATCCCCAAAATCTGCCGCATCACCTGTTGTAGCTATGGTTACATGATCTATTGTAACAACAGGACCGTTTGGATCTCCTCCACAAAACCAAAGACCTCTCGTTGGACTGCCAGTAGCTATAAGATTTTGTCTAGGTACTGTTAAATCTCCATAATCTGTTGCATTACCCAAAGACGACATTTGAACATAGTCCATCATATTTGTTACATTAGATAGGGCGGTATCATATCCTCCAGCAAAAATTGCTCGAACAGCATTTGAAGTCCCATGATGATGACTATCTATACTTGCTGTAGCATCTCCAAAATCAGTTCCATTACCAGTAGTCATAATAGTAATATACTCTATTGTATTAACTCTCGATCCTGTAGATCCACAGGCATATAGTCCACGGGTATGTGAAGATGCTGAACCTGTTTGATGTTTTGATTCAGTTAAATCTCCAAAATCAGTTCCATCACCAGCGGTTGCAATATTTATGTATTCTATGTCAGTCGCTACAGTAGTATTTCCTGCAACTACTCCTCTTGCTCCTCCCTTAGGCCAATAGCCTCCTAGTACGGCTTCTGTAACTTCTTTCATGTTCCAGACGCCTGATGCATTACCAAGTCTTGGATAGTGTAGAGCCATTTAAAACTCCTATGATATTTTCTTAGCCCAGATGTGTGTAGCTGCAGCGTCTTGATCAAAAGCAACTTCTTCACCTGCATCATTACGTTCTGTCCAGTCACCAGTATAAGAATCTAAATAACTTTTAATTGCTGCTTTATTAGCAAGTTCACCTAAAGCAGTTTCAGATGAACCATTATTAGTGGCACCAATCATATCATAATCCTGGGGGGAAGCATTGTCATTTGCTTTTGGAAAATATCCACCATCATCAATGTAAGTTGGAATGGTTCCGTTTGCCTCTAGATTATATTTTATTATCTTGTTCGCCATTTGGTTTTTTCTCCTTGTTGTCTAATAGTTTTGTATTTAATGATTTCTCATCATATAGTGTAAAGCCTCTCCGTTCAGCAAACTTTTCTGCATCCCCTTGAAACTTGTCCGCGCATGCTTCTAACCATTGCATGGTCATTTCATGAGTAGGCGCTTTGCCTTTATCCATCATATCATTTTCCATCTTAAGATATGAATAGATTTCAGCTTGTGCCTGTGCACTGTTTATACCCATGTCGAACAAATAAATCAAGTTCCCTTCATCAATAACTCCGCCTCTAGCTCGGGCAGCATTTAGGCCCTGCTTCATGCAGGTCATGACGTGGTAGCGTGATTCTTCCTTCTCGTATTCTTCTTCTGTAATATCTTCTTTACCTAGTTTTTTAAGGATGCTTTTATACTGGTTGGTAAAAAAAGACATTTTTCTAATGGCTCCTGTAATGGAGTTCTGGATATTATTCATGTTTACCTTAATTTCCAGAATCTCTATTTCCAGCATTTCTTTCTCAAACTCAGTTAAATCAATATCACTTCTTAGCTTATGCTCTTTTTCTCTTAATTCTATTTCCTTTTTTCTCATTTTAATATGAGCTTCTTCCAAAGCCATACGGGTTTTATCTATTTCAGCGAGTGTGTGCTTGACTGAACGTACAGGCGTAATCGCTGTAACATCCAGCATGACTCCCATAAACTGGGAATGGGATTTATAAAAGTTGGAACTGGTTTGCTTAATGGCTGGTAAAGTATTAGTAATATTTTCCAGCATATTCTTGTATTCCTTTTTCACCAAAGGTGATTGGGATATTTCTTTTATGATTAAATCTTTATTTGTACTATCTGACATAATTTATCCTTTCCAAAAATTGCATTGTTCATATTTATCAATGATGCTTTTAGGTATAATGCTATAAGCGTCATACTTGGATTTACTTATAGCATCTGTCTTAATCGTGTGCAACCCTTCTCCTACAATAGCCTCATCATATTTCATGCCATTGACTTCAAACTGGTCAAGATTGATATAGCGATGCTTGAACTTGGGTATCTCCAAATAGTCATAAGCCCCTTCAATAGTCCTTTTAGGATGCTCCACTAAATCATTATATTCTACCATATGATATAAGCCTTTATTCTGAGGAAGTAATAAGTGTTTTACAGCTATAAGCTCTTTAACAATAACTCCTTCTTTATTCATCATCATATCACATTTTTCTTCAACCGTTTTAGCTTTATATCTATTAACAAAAGCATCAGGAGTCTTCTGTGCCCAACGAATAAAGGAAGCCAGGACCTCGATAACATCCCTAACTAAAAGTATTATCTTAATATTTTTTCGTGTCTCTTTTAAAAATTTTAGATTAATAGGCAGTCCCCAAGGTGCCCTGTCTATAATATATTTATAATTCCAGTCTTTGTAGTACAGATCAAAAACATGATAGGCAAGATTGTTAAGGGATTTATGGTCTGGATAATTTTTAAAAATATCAGTACGCTTTAATCTGAAAAGTTCACCCATGGTGTCTGCCGTGATGCTGTTCGCAGTCACAGCGACATCTGGATTCTGGTTCATGAGGGAACCAAATAAGGTATTGCCTGCTCGAGGGAGTCCCGAGAGAAAAAATATTTCTTTCATAGAATCAGTATATATTATTTATACTTGAAGTCCACCATGAGTATCAGAGCCACCTGCTAAATAGCCCCTAGCAACTGTTAAATCTCCGAAATCTGCTGCATCCCCTGTAGAAGCAGTTGTTATATATTCTATAACATTAACATAAGAAGGAGTGTATCCTCCCGCTAGTATTCCACGAATTTCACTTGATAAACTAGAATTGTTCATGACTGATGTAGCTGTTGTTAAATCCCCAAAATCTGTAGTATTTCCAGCTGAAGCAATGGTTACATATTGAATTACATTTGAGACTGGAGATTCTCCTCCAGCTGCAATTCCTCTAGTACTAGAACCAGCAGCTCCCTGATATTTAAGTGCTCCTAATAAATTTCCAAAATCTGTACCATTTCCAGTTGAAGCAATAGTGATATAGTCTATTTCATCTAAAGAACCTGCAGTATATCCTCCAAAAAATACTCCTCGTGTTGAACTACATGTTCCACACATAGAACTTTTACCTGATACTAAATTACCAAAATCTGATGCATTGCCTGCTGTTGCAATAGTTACATAGTCAATTTCATCACTTCTAGTTGATCCAGTCCAACCACCACCCCAAACGCCACGAGTTGTACTTGATACACCAGCTACTTCTTGTTTGGTTTGTATTAAATTTCCAAAATCAGCAAAATTTCCTGTTGACTGTAATTCAACCGAATTTATAGTATCTACAATAGAGGGAGTTTTTCCGCCACCAGATAGAAATCTTGTATAAGAGCAAGCACCACTACTTCCAGCTATTACTGAAGTTAAATTACCAAAATCTGCTGCATTGCCTAATGTTGAAATATTTATATAGTCGACTACTAGTGTCTCAGATCCTGTACTACCTCCAGCTATTAATCCTCTTCCACTCCCCACTGGAATAAGTCTCGGGTCAAACGCTTCAAGGCCACCGTGTCCATCGCTGAATCCAGCTCCTAATGTGCTTGCTACTGTTATATCGCCAAAGTCAGCT